GACCATACTAATGGCAATTTTACGAGGCGGAAAAAGAATTGGTGGGTTTGATATACGAATAGGTTTACCTAGGGATAGATCACTTGACAATGTAGGAAGTGATCCTAGAATAGGACAAAAAGCAGGACCCTCTGGTGTGCCTATTGTAAAAACAAGTGATGAACGATTAAAAAAAGCCGCTCAAGGTGCTAAATCAGCAAACATTCAAAGAGGTTCAGACTTAACAGGTGATGATAGTAAAAGAAATTATGGTCAATATAAAGAATCAGTAATAGGTAGATTTTTAGCAAATGTCGGTGAAGGTAGTTTTGCTAGACCTAATAGATATTTGATAGTAATATATCCTCCTGTTTCTTTAATAGAAAGTCAAAATGAATTAACAAGTCCTCAAATGTTAAGAAACGTAGGTATGATGTGTAATAAAATTGAATTTCCTAGTAGAGATATAAATTCACAAGAAGTTATTACTTATGGACCTAAAAGAAATATGCCATATGCTTATTCATTTCCTGGTTCAATCGAAGCTACATTTTACAGTGACAAGTATTTAAAACAAAGAGCATTTTTTGAAAACTGGCAATTACAAATGTTTAATTCAGATACTCACAATATGAATTTCTATCAAAATTACATTGGTCAAATGGACATCTATCAATTAAGTACAATTATGAAATATGATGATGATGCTGACTTAGCACTACCTACTACTGAAATCACATATGCTGTAAGATTATATGAAGTATATCCTGAAACAATAAGTACAGTTGGCTTAGGAATGGCTGACACAGATTCAATAACAGAAATACCAATAAAGTTAAGTTATAGAACTTGGAGAAATTTATCACTTGAAGGAATACAAAATACATCTTCAGGTGAGGCATTTTCTAATTACAATGAAGAAAAACGTACAATCAATTTTAATGCTGGTGAGGGTGACTTTATACCTACCACAGATATACGTTCTATAAGTCCATTACAATTAGGAACAAAAGATTTATCAGGTTCACAAGTAGCGAAAAAAGGATTTTTAGATAAACTACCTCCTGAATTAAAAAGAGCAGGTAGAGATATTATTAATCAAGTGAAAAGAAATTTACCAATAGGTAGAGTGACTGGCGGAAGAGTATTTCCACCATTTTTATAATTATATAACATAAGGAGAATATAATGACGTTACCAATAATTGAAGCACCTTCCTATGAGTTGACTTTGCCATCAAGGAACGAAATAATAAAATTTCGACCATTCTTGGTGAAAGAAGAAAAGATATTACTTATAGCATTAGAAGATGGTTCACAACAAGCGATGATACAGGCAATTAAAGATATTTGTTATTCGTGTACATATGAAAAGTTACCTGTAGAAGAATTGCCATTATTTGATTTAGAATACGTATTTTTAAATATAAGAGCTAAATCAGTAGGCGAAGTAGCAAAATTAAAAATTTTGTGTCCAGACGATAGAGAAACATATGTTGATGTTGAAGTCAATTTAGAAAAAGTTGATGTGATGGTAGACGATAATCACACAAACGATATAATAATTGACTCAAGTAAAAAATTAGGTATTATGATGAAATATCCTAGTATCGAAGATTTAAATGACATAGGTGATTTTACGGCTGCTACATCAAAAGAGTTATTTGACATAATAGCAAAAGGAATAGATTATGTATATCAAGGTGATAAGAAATTTAAGGGCAAAGATTATACAACTGAAGAAATGAATAAGTTTTTGGAAAGTTTGACTGGAAAAGTATTAACAGATATTAAACTGTTCTATGATACATCACCTAAACTTAAACATATTGTTGAAGTAGAAAATCCTAAAACCAAAGTAAAAAGTAAGGTTACTTTACAAGGTTTAATGGATTTTTTCGGATAGCCCTCTCTCATAATAGCTTAGAAAACTATTATGAAACTAACTTTGCTTTACTACATCATCATAAATATTCATTAAGTGAGTTAGAAAATATGTTGCCTTGGGAGAGGGAGGTATATATCGGTTTGCTAACGAAACACTTAAAAGAAGAACGAGATCGAATGAAGGAGAGAAATCGTGGAAGATAAAGTAACAAAAAAAGTAAATGTAGAGTTAGAGGTCGATACATCTGTAAAAGATTTAGGACCTAATCCCTACGCAAAATTAATTCATTTGGCAAGAGCCGTTGACAGTTGGAGAATATTTCCTAGAGTATTCATTACAACTTACATCTATCTATTATACAAAGTAGTAATATGGTATATGAACATACCTAATCCTACTATGGAACAAAGTGGGTTAGTATCTATCGTTGTAGGTGCTGGCGCTGCTTGGTTCGGTTTATATACTGGTAGTAGAGCAAAATCAGACGATAAGAAATAATTATGGCTGAAATAGCACAATTACAATCAATAACTGATTCAATGAAATCCAGTTATGGTGGTATTATAGGAAGAACAAGTCCTAAAATAATCACACCTGGAAAAATGAGTTTTGGTGCTAATTCTATTTCAGAACAAACTCCTATATTAGATGATATACGAGAATTACAACAACAACAATTAAAGCAATCTCTTTTAACAAACTCTTTTTTAGCAAAGTCTTTCAAACTAGAATTAGATAAGGTAAGAAGGGATAAAGATCAAGGTGATGAATTAAAAAAAGAATTAGCAAAAATGACAGGTGCTGGTGCTGCTGCTGGTACTTTGGGTATGAACGTTGCTGGAAAAGGTGGTGAAGGCGGTGGTTTAGGTCTAGCTGATTTAGCAGGAACAGCATTAGCTGTAGGTGGTGCTTCTTCAGTTGCTAAAACTTTAGTAGGCGGCAAAGGTAAGGGCACTGATAAAACAGGCAAAAAAACAGGTAAACTTTCAAAAGGAAAAAACTTTGTTAAAGGTTTAGCAAGAAATAAATTTGTAAAAGGTGGTGGTTTACTTACTGCTTTATTAAGTGTTGCTGGTATAGCTGCTGAATTTTCAGACATTGATGCCGCAAAAGCATCAGGTGATGAACAAAAGATTTATGATGAGAAAAGAGATGTTGCTGAAGTTGCTGGCGGTGGTGTTGGTGCGTTAGGTGGTATGGCTTCAGGTGCCTTAGCAGGTGCTGCTATTGGTTCTGTTGTTCCTGTAATAGGAACTGCTATCGGAGGTTTTGTAGGTGGAATTTTAGGCAGTATGGGTGGTGCGTACTTAGGTGAAAAAGCAGGCGGTGGTTTATTTGATTTGTTTGCTGACGATCCTAAAGAAAAAGAAGCAAAAAAAGCATATGAAGAATCCGTTGCTAGTAGAGTTTCTATTAAAAAAAGTGAATTAAAAGGTCGTGGATTTAATCATAGAGGAGTTAACACATATTGGTTTGGTAAAGGAAAAGATGGAAAATGGTATGTGTATGCTACTCAAAGATCAAAAAAAGCATTAGGTGTTGTTTCAGATAATGATGTAATTGATTTTTTAGAAGGAAGAATTAATAAAATACCAAACGGTGAAAAAGAAGAAAAAGATTTTCAAAGTGCTGTTAAGTCAAATGTACCTGAAACAGACGTATTAGAACAATCAACGGCTACTTATGATATGACAGGCAAAGATGGTTTGCGTCTTACAAGTGGTTTAACTGCCTCTTTAACAAATTTAGCAACAGATAAAAAAGATTATACAGATCAAGCAAAATCTGATTTTGACAATTATGTTGCTGGTCAGAATACAGGAGAAAAAGCATACACAAGACGTAATATTGAAGGTGCTAAAACAAAAGAAGAATTTGAAAAACTATTAAAACCAGGTGAATATTTAAGAAAAGGTGATGTTTTTGATGGAGAATCTGCTTACGTTGCTGTATCAGGAAAAGATATTGTATCTTCAGGTGATGAACAAGAAGAAGAAGTTTATAAAGCGGCATATGATATAGCAAGAAATAGAATAGATAACTATTTAAAAATTTCTGAAAAAAATGGTTTTTATGATTCAAAAAATAAAAAATTTAAATATGATTTTGAAGAAGATAATTTTAGAGAATTTATAAATCAAATGAAAAGTGATTTGAGTCGTAAATTGGTTAATGTATCAAGGGATGATAGAGAAACTTATAACAGATTAGATGCTGTTGCTAATAAAGCAGTTAATATAGCTCATAGTGATGCTATTGGTAAAACAAATAGACCTTCAAATGTAGAAAAAAGTTTACAAGATAGTGAATTAATGTCGCCTGATGACTTATTAAATCGGGATATAGATGCTGATAACAAAAACAAAGAAAGTATGATGAGTAAAGTAAAAAACTTTTTTGGTTTTGGTAAAAAAGATAAAAAAGAATCATCAAGTAAATCATCTATTAAAAATAATATTGACAGACAATTAGCAGAACAATATCGTATGGCAACAGGAAACGAAGCTGATCCAGAACAAATAGCAAAAATGAAAGCTAATTTAAGTGAAGACGGAGGATTAAAAGGTGGTTTTGCTCAAGGCAGATTTTTAACTGAATCAGAATATAGTGCTTATAAAGGTATGATAGGTTCAGGTGATGATGCTATGATGAACTCTATGAAACCTGAAGTAAGAAATTATCTTAAAAAAGTTTCACCAATGTCATCTGATAAAATACAACCTAATGACACACCCAAAAGAGAGTTAGAAGATTTTGATGGTCCAACAGGAAATGTTACTGTTGTAAATAATTCACCTGTAAATTCAAATACAACAAGTAGTAATACAACAAATAATACTGCCGCTTTAGATACGGTACAAGACCCATATAAAGATAGAAGACACCTCGATCTCTAGTATATACCTAATTCTTTTTCAGTAAGTATTTTAAATTCAAAACCTTTATCTTCACAAAATGCTTTGGCTGCCTTCCATTTAGCATTATTTTTAATATATTCTAACTGTTCACGTAGATAAGATTTTGTTTTACGTTTAGGTGCTTTTGGTTGTGATACTTGACGATAAGGTTTAATCTCAATAATAAGTTTTTTACCTTTAGATGTCTTTACAATAAAGTCTGGATAATATCGGTGTAGTTTTTTATCAATAGGTGAGATGTAAGGAATAGATATTTCTTCACTTGCCCAATTTACAATATCTTCGGTTCTATCACAATAAAGCATAAATCTACGCTCTAATAATGAACGATACACTATTCTATTTGGGTCACCTACGTACTTTTTGGGGTATGTCGGTCTATATATTCCTTTGTAAGACTTTGCCATAATTCATATAAATATTAGTAAACATATTTAGACAGGTATTATGGCAGACGTAAAATACACAGCTTTTAGAGAAAACGTAAGAATAGACTCACCTTTGACTTCAGGACAATTTGCTAGTAAAGTTGTTAGTGGTGATAAGTTAAATGCTAGTGGCACTAACACAGGTGATCCATTTAGTTTTACTTCTCTTAAATATCCATTAGATGTAGGTTCAAATGAACTAGGACATTTTATCGTGTTTTATATGCTTTCAGCAAATTCATCAAACGTAGATGCTGATAGACAATTTGCTGGTAAAGTAGGATTAACTCCTACTACTGAAACAATTGATAGAACAACAGGTAAAACAATTATTAATGATATTAAAAAACAAAATGAAACCTCATTAGATACCACAAGTGTAGATTCAGGCAATTCAGTTTTTTCAAAAGTAAATACTCACACTGTAACAACAGGTGCGATCACTTTGTATATGCCACCTGATATTAATGTATCATATTCTCAAAAATATGAAAATGGAGATGGTACAGGTCTAACAGGTGAAGCATTAGCAACATTTAGAAAAAATACATCTGGTTTAGAAAAAATGAAAGAAGTTGCTTTTGGAGCAGTGTCAAGTGTAGCTCAAAAAGGATTTTCAATGCTAAGTGATGCTTTAAGTAACGTAGAAGGATTAGGTGATCCTTTTAAAGTATCAACAAAAGCATTAGGTCTTGCTATTAACCCACAAGAAGAACAGTTTTATACATCACCTGAATTTAGATCATTTAGTTACACATTTGATTTTTATCCTAAAAATCAACAAGAAAGTAGAGAAGTAC